AGTAGCTGAAATAGTTTTTAACGTCTGTGCCTTAGCATTTGTAATCTCACTATTAGGATTGTTAGCGACCCAATATTTAGCCATCAGTAACCTCCTTAACCAGTAAATGGAGTTGCACCAGTAGCATCAGTACCAAATACATTACCCCACACTATCCAACCAACTTTCCACATAGCTCTAAGATTAATCTCAGAACCTAATAGACCACCAGTTGTAGTAGTGTTCATAGTAATAATATTATTTGAACTACCATTAGCTGCGAAACCATCATCAGCATCTACAGAATGAACTGCGAGAGTTCCTTGGTAGAAATCTCCAGCTTGGTCTGTTGCCGTTATGGTAATACTGGCTCCAGCATCATTTGCCATAATAAACTTGTATTCAAGTCCATCTAAGGCTGCTGTGATCTCAGGAAGAACAATAGCACAAGCATCAGTATCAGCGATATGAATAATACCGCCTTCTGACCCATCAAGAGTTAAGCCTGCCGTTATTTTCGTATAACCACGACTAAGAGATACATTGTTTAAAGCATCTCCATCTTTATTTTGTCCATATAAAGGTATACTCATTATTCATACCTCCTTATGACCAGTAAGCGTGAGCTTCAGGCATTTGCCATTCCATCCCAGCTTCTGTTTGGATTAAGTCAACCCTACGGTCAACACCACTGTTCTCTAAGGTTTGGACACCTACATAAACAGCCGTATCACGATTCAAACCATTACCAACAAGAGGCCTGTATTTACAGTACTTCATATTGACAGCAAGAATCTTAATCGGATGTCCGTCTAAGTGAATATTACGTGTTACATTCATATCACCAAAAGGTGTAGAAATAGTAGTAATATCAACTCCGAATACCTTCTTTTTACCAGTTAACGACATATCTGCTCTAAAGTTTGGAGAGATTTCAAGATTATTCGAGAAATACCCACTCAACTTATGGAGCCAGTTATATGTGGTAGTATCCACAAAGAACAAAGATGCATTAGCATTATTGTGTCGTGGATCAAGGAAGTTGCTAAGATCATCTAAGAAATCGTCCTGTGTCTTATTAGCTATTGATAAGCTAAACACATTACCATAACTTGAAACGAAATCAACAGCACCTTGTGTATACCATTCGTCACCTGAATCATACTGAGAACCAAACAAAATACTCTGTTCGATATCCCACTTATGTTCAATCAACTTTTCTTTCCAAACACGGGCCCACTCATTTGGTTCATACTTCAGCACGGTAGCACGAGTTGTGTTATCCATTGCCATTGCAGTCTTCCAAATTTGAGTACGTCCATATCCAGTCGAGAAAGGTTGATCTTTCCATGTTTCTGGATAACCTGAGCCTTGAGCGTGAGCAGTACCTACTACATAACATCTCTTTGGCTCAAGAGTACTTGCAATACCATCACCAGCAATTGATACATTATCTAGTGATGCTGAAGCTGTTGAATAAGAACAAAAGTCAAGATTAGAACCGACACTTGCAGGTTCTCTAACTACTCTTACTTTGATATTCTGATATTCATCAGTTCCAACCGTGCTTCCTATTTCAATTACCTTTACAAGGCAATACTCTGTTTGCGTTCCAGGAACGCCATCAGCGCCAAGATTTAACTTAACTATCTGATCTGGAAGAAAGAACTTAGGCATAGTATAGTTGTCACCAACTTTTACTTCATCATTGGATGTTTGTCCAAATCTGTTGCCAATATTCCCTCTATAATCATAATCAGTACCCATAAGTAACCATAGTTCATCTGTGGCATTTAATAGACCAGCAGATGCAGTTGCTTCAGTATCAACAGCACTATGTTGACCAGAAGATGCCGCATGATGAGCTACAATATATGCGTATCGTTTATGAAAAGAAGGCCGTCTTTCTGTGAATTTAAACTCGGGGTCATCCGTTGGTTTCTTCGCAACTTTAGATACAAATCGAAAGAAAGGGTCCTGAGCTATTCCAAGTTCAGATACTCTATCTCCGAAATTATACTTTCTGCGAAGAACACCAGTATCAAGTGTAGTACCTAGTCGTGGACCAGCAGCACCAGCACCAATATCAGCGGTTGTCTCGAGTGAAAATAAGTCAGCCATTTTAGCTTCTCCTTATTTTAGATTAAAGTACTCAGCTATTATTTAGCCAAATACCGAGTCTAGTTCAGAGTCAAGCCCTGCAATAGCGTCAAATACTGAATCGTCTGGAGATTCTTCGACTTGGGTGCTTCCTGCTGTAGCAAGGGAACGAGGTTGTTCTTGTGCTTTACGCATTTGATCAGCCATCTGCTGCCTTGTGTTTTCAGCTATATTTGCTTCCCTGTTTTGCCGATTCTTTAGAAAATAAATATCATCTAGCTCAAGTGACTTGGATTTAGCAAAGTCAACAAAATCTTTCCATTCGGTATCAGACATTTCATGCTGTTGCCGAAAGGCAGTTTCTTTAGCCAACCTCTGGTTTTCCTGGCGTTGTGACTTTAAAGCTCCATTGAGCCTCCTTTGCACAATACCATCAACCGTAGCACCAAGTACTTTCGCTGAATCAGACCCAGGGGTGCGAATCGCATCATCAGCGTCGAATACAAAATCTTCAGGTAAGTCAAATTTGTCCGTCATAGTTTCAGGAGCTTGACCACCACCCTCAAAGTAATTCCGCACATGCTGAATTAAATTAGGGTCTTCTCTCATTGCATCGAGTATAGGCATATATGGTTCAAGTTCTTTAAGCTCTCCGTTTAATCTTTTAGCTTCTCTACTTGAATCACTATACCTCTTTTGCAGAGCACCATCATCACTCTGCTCTTGAACTACACTTGGGCTCTGGGATGTGTTAAAATCCGTATCTGAGGTTGACTGCGCTAGTTCTTCTTCTTGGATTCCACCATTGACAGATGTATCTAAAGACTTAAAAAAGTCTTCAGAAGCATCAGCATCAAAGATGTTCTCTTGGATGTCACTTTCAGGGGCCTCAATGGCGTTGCTTACTTGTTGTTCCATTTGCTATCCTTTTTGGTTATTTAAATATAATATTCTTTTTTATTAATGGTCAACTACCTTCTGAGCGTTTAACTTCATTCTTAATTGCCATCTTTTCTTTCTCAAATTCTGATTTAAGCATTCCTCTTAACAACTTCTGTTGTGCTTCTGTTTCAAGTACATCCTTACGGACTTCATTAGCAGCATCTCCAACTTTCATCTTAATACCTGCCTGTACTAACTGACGCTCTAATGTTTCAATAGTTCCTTCTTTATCTTTCATAGCTTCTTCCATCTGAGATATCTGTCCCTGCATTTGTGAATACATTGATTTTCTCTCAACAATACCTTTCTTATTTCTGATATCAGTTTCTGCTATCATAGCGATATCATCAATCAAACCAGCTTGGAACCACTTAAAATATTCTTCAAGTAATGCCCATCTATTAATAGGCATCGTAGCCCCTGCTACAAGCCTTACATCAAATCTAGCAGAATTATAATCTTTAAATAATCCTATTGCTTTACCATAATCATTATAGATTGGAATATTAATTCTTGTTTCTTTTTCTTGATCTGGTTTCTGACCAGCTTCAGGTTGTACAATTCTAAATACTTTCTCAGCAGTATAATGGTTCTGAGATATCATTTGGAAACATTTACCAAGATGTTCAAGAGCTGGCTCTACAATACTTCCCATCCATGCTTTTAATCTACGAGTACCAAACTCATCATTAGCTAATAACCCTCTATATGTCTCTGTCTGCTGCGATGTGAATCCCATCATAGCTGAAGGAACACCTGCTATATATTCAGCATCTTCTTTACCTTCCTTTACTACTGTAAAGAAAGCATTATTAATTGGGGCTGGTAATATAGGAGTTGGAGCATTAAATCCCTGTCTGTACTTCAGTAAAGCACCGGGAGCTGATGAATATCTTTCCCATTCTTCTTCAGGTACAGAACCTTCTTCGTACATCCACCTAAGATTAGAAGCTAAATTAGCATTATGAAGCATGATCTGATGAGCTTTGTTTATCTCCTGCTGTTTACCTATAAGAGGAGTTACAGCACTCATTGGATAAGGAGTGCCCGTATACATATATGGAATAGGAATAATTGGATATTCTACCATATCTAATGTACGTTCATATAATAACACATCGTCGCCAACAGAACATACTATCATAATCCTATTTTCATAGAACTTAATAGCATCTATTATATTATCAGCCATTCCACCACCATCAATAAGAGTTTTATAACTCTTCTCACTCATTATCTGCTGATCAATTACAGTAGCTGCATCCTGAGCCTCAGACATCAGTTGCATCTCTTTCTCTTTAAGAGCCTGCTGCGACATTTCTTGAGCTTTCTTCATCTCAAGTTCTGCTCTCTCAGGGATTATTTCACCAGCCTCAAGTGATTGGTCTATTTGTAAAGACTTTTCTTTTAATCCTACTTCTATCTCTTCCCTAAACTTATTTAATTCTTCTTCTACCTGCTCTTTAATGAGTGTCATCTGGGCTGGTGTAGGATCAATCTTTATAAATACATTTCTATATGGAAACTTTACCTTCTTATAAGTTTCATAGTATGCAAGTATATCATCATCTTCAGCTTCCTGACTAATACCTAATGTAATATCCTCCTGCTGTACTGATATCGTCTGATCTAAATCCCTTTGTGAGTAAGTAACAACCTCACTTGCAGCTTCTACTTTCTTTATCTTAGCTGAAAACTGAGGGAACATATTTATCAATCTTGTACGAGACAAGTTCTTGCGTACACTAATAAATGAGGCGTCTCTAAATAAAAAGTCCTTACTTGCAGGGTCTACATAAACATCATAGGGTTCTAATCTCTTAAATAATACTTCACCCATGCCTCTATCTAAATCAGGGTCTACATCAATCATGAAGTATCCAATGCCTTTTGTAAGAGCATCAAGAGCTACCTGACTATATATAGATTTACCGTTAGACAAATGCCAACAGTAATCTGTTATATCAGAATGGACTTGAGCTACATCTACATCATCACCAGTTACTCCAACAGCCTTCCATCTTGGGTTATTAGCAGTAACAAAATACTTCATTATCTCTATAATAGGAGTTACTCTATTAATAATGAATGTAGGCATACCTGATTCTTCAAGCATCTCCTGTTCTCGTTTACTCAACTGCTCATTAAGATAAAAGTCATATGACTTCTGAGATGAAGCCTGCCACTTAGAACGATGTGATGTATTCGCTCTATCCCACAGTTGCTTGTTTATCTGTGCTTTACTTTTCTTTGTTGTTCTAGCCATCTACTGTATGCCTTCAATCCCAGCTTTTCCTAATTTTTTTCTAACACTTTTAGTCCTATCCCAAAGTTTAGTCTTCCTAGCAAGAGCTAATAAATCTATGCCTCTTACGCATTTAGTCTTTTTATCATTGAGAACCCAGCCTTTTTTACACTTCTTAGGCATAAAACACCATATATTTACATGATGTTGTCTGATGATAATATCGTACTTTAGGAACTATTATAGTCATTATTTTATACCTGATCTTCTTGAGCCTCTTTGTAGCCCTTTATCAATTCTTTCTTGCTCTGCCCGAATCCTTCGTTCATTAGCTAAGTCACGACTTTGCCTGTTTACAGTTTGTTTTGATTTAATAACAGTTGCACCCTTCACCTTTTGAGCTTGTCTTGCAGCTCCTCCTGCTATCCCTTCAGTAGTAATTTCAGGTACTTTAACAAACTTATGTAAATCATTATCTTTGTTTATTTTAAAAAGTGATTGCTGAACCTGCTTTATATCTCCGCTGTCAATCGCCCCATATAAGTCATCAAAGGCTCTCTTCAGAACTCCTTTTAAGCTCTTGCCTTTCTTTTTACTAAGTGTACTTATATAAGATGTTAAATTATCACCCCAACCAGAAAACATTTTACTAGCAGTATTAGCTGTTCTGACTATCCCAGCTGGAGATACTGCTTCAAGAACAGACCCTGGACCGCCTTTAAACTCTACATTCTTTTTCCCAAAGAATCTATCATAAAGCCATTTAAGATTCCCTGAAGTTACTTTGCCTGTAGTAGATAATGGAGGTAAATCCTTTGAAGTCTTGAATTTACCTTCTGTTCCCATATCCAAAAGAGTCCTACGTTCATCAGACTTCCACATCCCTACTAGTTTATCTTCTGTATTCGCCATTATTTCTTCTTTTTAGAAGACCTTGTTATGCAATACCCTTTTTGCCATACTCCACCTTTTTTCTCACAGGATATTCTATATTTTCTATCT